ATTCTAGGGGGTATAAGGGCGGTTGTCAAGGTCAAAATCGCCCTATTTCTCATAATTTATTCGTTAACGTTCGTATCATTTTCGTTACAAAAATGGAATCAACTAGTAGATCAGTTTCAGCAAATCGACCACCTCTGGGAATGTGGCTTTCCAGTTTGTTTTGCGAATCCTGTCGAGTCCCTCCATATAGTTCACGAATCTGTTCATGTGACGCATAGCTGCTTCGTCGTCCACCAAATCAAAATTGTTCTTGAGATAACCAGCAACGTGAGTCTTGTGGAAGTGTGGTAGAAAATTATTTCCGTCGTAATCGTTGATCACTTTTTCCTTGATCTTGCGAGGGAGATAAGCCATATCTACGGCATGAGGAGAACGTAGGATTCGAATGAAATACTTGTCATATCCCATAGGAGCGAACGTCTCGTACATACGCATAGGAGCATACATCGAATAGATACCGATGCATGTAGTGATCGTGTCGATTTTCTTATCGAGCCCATAGGCCTTGAGCATAGCCATATTATTCAGAAGACGATCAAACTTGAGCGGATAACGAATCAACTCATAGCGATCACCAACGTCATCAGTAGAAATTCGCAGAATGATATCCTTGAACTCACTCAGAAGCTTTAGAATCTTTGGATTGATGACGCTGAGATTGGTATCGTATTCAATGACGATGTTCTTAGCATATCCACCGACTACGAGACGCTCGATGAATTTATCGTGCATTGGTTGGATAAATGGTTCTCCGCCAGTTATATAGATATGTCGGAGATGAGGCGAAAGCTCGTCCAACTGTTTCCACCAACGAGGATCATCGCGCCACTCTGGCATGTCTGAACTATAAGTGAATCTACCAGACACTTTTGGCTGCTTGAGAATATTGTATGTAACTGGACCAGCATCAAATGAGTCACGTCCTGTCAGCTTTTCGTAATCTTCGTACCACATTGTGCTATAGAGCGGCGTACACATAATGCACTTAGCATTACACAGATTGCTGAATCGAATATCTAAGCTTATAGGCATGATATCCTTCATCTCACCAGTTTCTTGATTAAGAAGCCAAGACGAAGCATTCTCAGGAATAGCAGAACCAATCATCGGTTGACCACCAGGACGATTGCGATCTGGAATTGAACTGTAGCGGGCTGCTCCTTCTACGTTTTGGTCGTATGTCCGATTAACACGAAGCGAAGTCGAGTGAACTCCCTGACGAAAAGCAGCGTCGTCGCGATCCCAACATACCTTACAAGCTTCATGGCGTTCACCTTTCGCTTGAGCAGCGCGGACTTCTTTATGCCATACACTGTTCATAGCATCCTTAATCGAATGCGTGAGAACGTTCATAGCTTTCATGTTTTCGTCAACAGCAACACCATGACTGTCTCCGCCGTGAGGGAGCTTATGCCCAGTAAAACAACAGATCTTGAAATCTCCCGAAGGAAGAATCAAAATTGAAGACCAAGGCAGAGTACAGAATGTTTCTTTGGTAAATGCCATATTAATCTCCAATTGTTTCTTCGTTACGAATTTTACCCCAAGTAATACGATTCCAAACTCGTTCGTGTGCCCAATAGATGAACGAATTGAAGAGCGCGGCTAAGCCGGCGACAGCGAGTCCAGCTTGCCAGCTTCCCGTCACAAGATAAGTGTAAGTGAAATTTACAAAGGTGAGGATCACGCGCCAGCTAACAACCTTCGCGATAGCACGATATTGAGTTTCAACGAATTTCATTCTAGTAAATATCTCCCACTATATAAAGGTCTGATTTGTTCTCTTGTCGTGTTGCTAGGGTCTACGATTTTGTAGTATGAATTTGTGATATCTATGAATCGCTTTCGCAGATCAAGATTACTTTTGAAAAACCATTCGTCTCGTAGAGAATATGTCTTTGACTTGGCTTTTCCGTTGCAGAAAATTTCATTCGACCATTTTGGATAAATGAGTTTTTTTCGTACTTCTTCACGCAGCGTCATTTTGAATTTCTTCGAATGACCTGCTAATGATCCTTCAGAAGTGAAGCACGAAATATCCTCACAGTAATTTATAAAGTTTTTCACGACATGCGCTTGCTTGACAACGAGCAGAGGATAATCAGGAGTCCAGTAGAAAAGCTCGTCGTACCATCCCTTATGATAATTCTGTTGAGTGTATGAACCTACACAGTCGTCGACGCTATCACAGAATGTGAGATAGTGGCTTTTATTTTCATATGAATAGTTCAGCATAGGCTTTTCTTTACCCCAAACGAAGCAAAGCTTTTTCCCTTGATCAATCATATTTTTATAGTCTGTGATTTTTTCGCGCAATATGTTGCGAATAGGACTATTAGGGCTGAAGTGATAATTTATGTTGAATTCAAATCCTGTTTTCCACAGATCAAACAATTCGATATAGAACTGAGAAGTATCGACCATTCGAAACTTGAATTCGAATTTTTCTTGCAACAGTTTTATGTCAGGTAGAACGACGTTCGTGATTTCAGCATTATAGTGATCTAGTTTATCACCCGAAGCTTCGTAGTTGCAAGAAGTAGCAATTTCGTCAATTTTTAATCCTGCTTCAATCCAGGCACACAGAATATTATGACTGTCACTGCCTCCGGAATACCAGAGCACAACGTAGTCGTATGCTGCGCGAATCTGACGAGCACGATCTTTGTACATTTCCCAAAGATCGCCATCTGGTTCTCGTTTCCAGTCAATCGTGTCATACACAGCACGATTGAAATCCCATTCTATCTGTTGATTTGAACTGTTGGACCACTCAGCTGCTTCATACTTACTATAGGTTGTTTTTTCACCTACGCGATAGAAACCAAATTTTTCGGGGGAAAATGTTATCATGATGGATTGGTGCCCCAAGTCGGATTCGAACCGACACTGTACGGATTTTAAGTCCGTTGACTCTAACCTGTTGGCCTACTGGGGCAAAGACGACTGGAACTAGTCCAGCCGCTTATTGTTAGAACTTGTAGTTCACACCGAAGGTGGCGCGATCGTCTGTGCGAGCGCGATCCCAATTCTGGATACGACGATAGCGAACATCGAACTCCATATTGCTGGCGAACGCATACTTCATTCCCGCACCAACGTCGAAGATCTTTTCGTTGATTGCATTGCGGCGAGGACTAGTGACTCCATTCTTGTCCCACTGATAACCAACACCAGCAAGAACGTATGGGGTGAAAGAACCAACTGCATACGAGGCAACGCCATTGCCTACTACAGTCTGAGTGTTTCCTTCCTTATAGTCGTAGGTGCCTTCGACACCAAAGCCCAAAGGACCAACCTTAACGACATTGTATCCACCAACAACGCCAACAGTCCATGGCGCATCAGTGTTAATGCCATTCTTAACGGCTCCGCCAAAATTAACACCAGCGTATCCATTGGGAGACACGAGAGTGCCATAAGTTGCTGTCGGAACAGCAGGTGAGGTCTTGCTCGGAAGATCCGTAGCAGCAGCAGAAACTGTGCTTAGGGCCAGAGCTAGAGCAACGATTGTCTTATTCATATCTACTCCTTAGTTAAAGAACACATTATAAATTAGCAGGAATATCCCTGCGGTCAAAGCCATCCAATTACAGATGACAACCACGAGTGCTATTTCTAGCCACTCGTGGTACTTGGAGCGGGCGAAGAGATTCGAACTCTCGACATTCTGCTTGGAAGGCAGAAGCTCTACCACTGAGCTACACCCGCAATTCTTGCTCACGCTTGTCTCGTGAGATAATTAGGACGCACATACTTGGCGCCAAAATATTCCTTCACCAACTCGATGACAACTTGATCATCATACTCCTTACAGGAGAAAACGTCAAGATACATTGCATTGCCACCCATCCCATCATCAGGAACAAAATGTGCCACGATGTTTGACGTTTCGATAAGCTGGACTAGCGTGTAGCCAGCCTTATTACCTGATCCAAAGTTTACGATCTGTGGCTCGCCATAAGCGATCATGTCAATATCCTTGACGAGACGCTTCACGAAATGATAAATGTTATCGTAGTCTGTGATTGCAGCATGATCCAGTTCAGCGCAATCTAGCAGAAGATGAAAACCCCAATATGCCATATATGTTCTCCTTATAGTCTATCAAAAGATTTACCGCTTCTTGTGTCGTAGGTCCACTCGTACCACGACTCGAAAAATGCTCGTACTTCTTTCTCGTTGAACACAGGAGACCTGAGGATATCAACGATATTATCTGCCGTAGCTTTGTTACTCACACAATCATACTCACAACGACCAAACGTCACGATAGGACGTTTATGTAGTAGCGTTTCCATTCCAGTTCCGGAATTCACAACAACAACCGCATGTGCTTTGGGAATCAGATCATGGATGTTTATATTATCAAACCAATAGACATGCTTATATAGCTTACACAAACTATGAAGAGGAGCCATACTTCCTGGATTAACAGGATGCCCCTTAACAACTAGTGGCATATTTAGCTCTTTTGTAGCCTCTAATGTGTATTTGAGCGCATCCCACACACTTACGTCCGAATGATACTTGATGGTTTCATCATGCGGAATCTGACACAGAAACAGAACGTATGGAGCATCAGATTTTATGGTGATTTCACTGATAGGAGGCTGCTCGAACTTGCTTTCTCCCAGGAGCGCACGTACTAGCATTTCAGTATAGAAACTACGAGGTGGAATCTCACGATCCTTATCAAAGTCGAATGGATAACGTGATGCTCCACCAGCAAATCCCTTTGAGTCGATATAGAACTGCCAAGGGAACACGCTTTGCATATAGTAACGAACTTCTTTTCCCTTCACAGGAAATGTGTCAGTCGATTTGTGTGGGATATAAACAATATCTGCTTCTAGTGATTCCACGAACTCAGGAGTGAACTGCCAAAGAGGCTTTTCGATATATTGAACCCAGTCGCCTTTCTTACGATGCGCTTGAAGAATACGATCACCCACATTTTGCCAATGAACACGAATCGGCGCAATAGGACCACGAGCTTCGGGAACTGGTCCTTCCTTGAATGTGACGTCAAGTCTTGGGAATAGAATTGCTACTTTACCCACCAGTACTCTCCCATGCTTTATTCAAAATGACCCAATCATTGATACAGTTTTCTTTTGTTAGTTCTTTTGGGTTTGTTTTTTTACGTTCTTCGCGCACCCAATCGCGCCAATCCCAATCAAGAATTTGTTTTTCTGATACTGTTTCAACTTCATAGGTTTCGCCTCGTTCACCGCCTGTTATCATGTAAGAGAAATATCTCACCGCATCATCCTTTCGAAGAAAGCTTTCTTGGCAAGGTATTTTTCGTTCTCATACTTCCGCGGTCCTTTACCAGTCCAGATCGTAGTTCCTTCCACGAACTCCCAATCCATAAACTGTGAGTCGAAATACTTAAAGCGATAGTCACCCATATATTCCTGATAAACTTCATTGATAGCTACCTGATCTAGAAACCACGCAAGCGGACCTTCTTTGATACGAGCTGCTATCTTTTCGAGAAAAGGAACAGCTTCTTGCGAAACAAAAACAGCACCAGCGGCTACGCGACTACCAGCATTTTCCCATCCTTGTGTGCCGGGCAACGGTTCGCGTAGAAACAATCCTAACTGATCATCGTCAATATCATAGATATGTTTCATAATCAAACAATCAGTATCAATGATAAGGAAATCCTCTTTATGACTTTCCATGAGCATAGATGCGCTGATGAATCTATCACAAGCAAAAACAGTACGAGCTTCCTCAGCAGTTTTAGCCTTTGCGAATGGAGTGCTCATACTCCAAGTGAATTCGCTTTGCGGCCAACCAGCAATTTTATGATAGCGTGAACTCAAGTCATCGAGTATGTCGCGATCACCATCACCCGCATTGCATACGTTGATATGAATAGAGTTATCTGCGCACGCAGCTGAAGCTACGAGCGCGGGAGCATGCGCGCGAAGATAAACAGAGTCGCATGATGCAAATAGTTTCATTCAATATTCTCCATATGTTCGATTAGATGACGCGACTGTTTCATGAAGTCGTCTGAGAACTTTTTACATGCATCAAAGCGTTCCTTGAGAACGCGGACCGTAGTATGAATGTCACCCATATCTAGAGAAATGTGCGAACAATTCAAATCAGCATACTTCTCTAGATACGCAATCTCTTTCTTCAGAAAGTACATATGATTGAAAATTTCCATTGCACCACCCATATGTTCACGCAATCTATAACCGAAATCAAATCCACCCATCTTATCGCCCTATGATATTATAATCGCCATATGTGTCATTATTCAACACGGGAACATAACCATTAAGAACTGCCTCGGCTCTCATATCATGCCATAGCTTGACTAGATCCTGACGCGGATGCTCTTCAACTTTGCCAGTGAACCACTTGGGTCTCCAAGGTTGGGTACTCATTTTAGTATAGTGTAAGTGCCAGATATCGTCAAGAGCTAAGTTGTCACCATCATGACAATTCCAACGCGGATCTAGGTCGAACACCTGATCTGTGCCAGAAAACATATTGATATATCTATGATGCGCGTCGCGATTAGGTTTCATACGCGCAACCGGCATAAGAAAGTCACCAAGGCGCTCACAATCCATAACAATAACACAAAACTCATGACCACCAAAACGAGCGCCGCGCCGAGCAGCCATAGCACGACCTCTAAGATCTGTTGCATAAAGATCAGCAATATCACGAAGATTAAGCTGATCCACATCCATGTAGATAGCACGTCCATTAAATCCACACGCCTCCGGAATAGCCCAACGGAATCCACTGAATGGCGTAGACCAACGATCTGTTTCCCATCCACCCCAAATAGAAGTTGCGTCTCGTGTCTGACGCATCCATGTGATTTCAATAGGATGCGTGGTATTCTTTTTCAGAGTATATTCCAAAACCATTTCAGCTTCGGAATCTTCATTGTTAGATGAAGTGCCTACGAAAATACGAATCGGTTCAATCATTACGATCTCCTAACGAAAAACATTCCAGTGCGCTGCATGAACGGCTTTTGCATATTAGACTTTTGTGTACGAATCATCTGAGTCGTTTCATCATCATAGTCGAAACCATACTTATCAAACACTGCTTGCCAATATTCCTGAGGCTGACAGTTCACATGATGATGGCCAGGAGCACCGGGACCAGCAGCAGTACAAACAACATATTTACAACGAAAAAAATCTTGCATATAATTATCAAGGTACTGTTCATCAACATGCTCCAGGAATTCTACGCTCCATCCCAAATCAAATGCGATACGAAGTGAAGCTTGCTCAAGCGGAGCCGGCCCAGTCGTATAGTCATGAATGAAAACTTTCGCTTCTGATTCTTTGCGAACTTCCCAGTCACCGTCGATTCCCATTGCGTCTAGTCCACGCCATGCAGCAAGCTGAACCATACCTCCAGGACCACAACCAATATCCAAGAACGACTTGATATCATACTTTTCAGTAAGATACATAAGCGTTCCTCGATCGTTATGAGTTTTGTTGAGATGACCTCCCAGATGCGATGGAAGAGAATCTTGATTTGCTTGTGATGTGTTCTGGGCTTCTGTGCCACTTACCGTTAATATTGTCATTTATATAATCATCCCGTTCTAATACTTCATGAGCGAATTGCTCTTTCACTTCTTCATAGTTTACACGACCTTTGGTGCTGTGTAAAGATATTATTTCACGTCGAAAGAGTTTTTTGTCTGATTCTTTGATTTTGGCTTTGAGTACATCACTAGATCCGTAATATGTTTTCCAGTCGGATTCGGTTCGTTGACGACGCGATTTACCCTTAACTTTTCTGATAGACCAGAAGTACTTTCTGCCGATGTACTTTTGACCTTCTGGTGTGGTGATAAGATATACGAAGCCATACGCATCCCCGATATTTTCACTGTCAAATTCCTTATCGTTGAAAGTCCACGCATTTTCATATGTCATGAACTTATATAGTTGTTACAACTCGTCGCCGTAAAGATCTTCAAGCTGCTTTAGAACGAGTTCGAGCTTTTTAATTTCAGCAGTCATTTCATCAAGCTTATCAGATTCGACGAGATGAATATTAGCTTGAATATTATCTAATTTCTGTAGCATTGCTTCATATCGTTCTTTAGCAGTTTGCATATCATTTCCATTTCACTATTTCAAATGTACCGTCATAGTTTTCAACTAATGCGGTGCATGACTCCACCCAATCTCCACAATTCATATATCTAATGCCGCCAATGTCACGAATATTAGCATGGTGAATATGACCGCAGATAATACCATCTAGCTTCTTACCTTTCACATACTTTGATAAAGTCTTTTCGTAGTTGCCAATAAAGTTGACCGACTCTTTGACTCTATTTTTAAGATATGAAGATAATGACCAATAAGGCAAACGAAATACTGTTCTGACCCTATTTATCAGCAGACTAATACTTATACTTAGATCATACGCCCAGCTGCCAAAGTGCGCAAGCCATTTAGCATTTCTGATTACAACATCAAACTGATCGCCATGAGTCACATAATAGATCTTACCATCAATACCAACATGGACACAGTCTTTGACCATAATAACAGGACCAAATTCATTGTCACAGTAATTACGCATAACGTCATCATGATTACCAGGGATATAAACTATCTCTGTGCCTTTTCTGGCTCTACGAAGTAATTTCTGAATCACGTCATTATGGGACTGGGTCCATATCATTTTTCTTGACATAGACCAACAATCAACAATATCACCAACGAGATATAACTTTTCACACTGAAATGTTTTCATGAAGTCAAGCAGTTTATCCGCTTGACTCATTCTTGTTCCGAGATGAATATCTGAGATGAATACTGTTCTGTATGATTTAGCGTCGCTCATTAGTTTTCTTTACGTTCAATCCAAAACTCAGGACTCGGATGTCCCATAGCTTCTTCTACTGCACGATAACCTTCTTTATAAACTGACTTTTCGGGGGTCCCCTCCAGTGCTTTGCGGGTTTCAGGTTTTAGGAAACAATCCCAATCTTCTTGAGAAACATATTGCGCCATATCATTCAGTGCCGCCTCCAGCTGCTCTATTCGGTCGGCGGCTGGCTTGCCAAAATACCAGCCACTATTACGCAGATCCTTCACAAGATCGTTACTCATAGGCTAAATCCCTTAAACGTATCGCTATTAACATCTTTCTTGACACCACCGTTCACATAGCTTGTGATCTCAGTTTCCTGTGGTGCTACTTGTACTTCAGCCCCACTAATCCACTTCTGCGTCCAAGGCAATGGATTAGCGCCACCTTTGTACTTAGTGGGCAATCCAACAGCAGTCATTCGCTTGTTAGCAATCCACTCGATGTATTCTGAGAGTAGGACTTGGTTGAGACCAACCATCGACCCGTCCCTGAATAGATAACTTGCCCATGCCTTTTCTTGCTTAACAGCGCTGTTAAATAGAGCGATGCATTCATCTTTTGTTTCTTCTGCAATTCTGGCAAAGTCTGCATCCTCTTTCGGTAGCGCCTTGAGTAGCTGTTGTGTTCCAGCAAGATGCAGGTTTTCGTCACGAGCGATAAACTTAATGATTTTCGCATTACCTTCCATCCTCTTGACCTCCGCAAATGCCCATGAGCATGCAAAAGATACATAGAATCTAACCCCTTCAAGTACGTTAACAGACATTAATGCAAGCCAGAGAGCCTTCTTGTGCATATATCTATTTGATTCGTCTGGATACTTAATTGTATTATTATACCAAATTAACTTATCATAATACTTACTGATATCACCAGCACATTCTACAATCTCAGGAATATCCATTATCTCATCAAATATTTTCGAAGGATTAGGGTAGATGTTCCTAATGATATGTGTATAACTTCTTGAGTGAATGGTTTCTGAGAACGCCCATGTTGTAATCCAAGTTTCCAACTCTGGAAGCGAACAAATGGGTCCGAATGCCAAAGTCGGACCCCTCCCTTGGACAGAATCAAGGAGTATTTGACGTTTAAGGTTGGAAGTAAAGATATGTTGTTCATGAACAGTTAGATCCTTAAAGTCTTTAGCATCCTTATAGATATCCACCTCTTCTGGACGCCAGAAAAAGCCCAGCTGTTTATCAGTGAGCTTTTCGATCCAAGCATACTTCTGTTTATCATAACGTGCAATGGTAGGAGCATCATCAAAGAACGCTCTTACCTGTGTTGCATCTTTCTTATTATTTGAATCAAATACGCTGTACGTCATCTAATTTCCTGGCTTTTTAATTTGAGAGATGTCCATCCAATCTCCACTGTAATCTATATTCCTTGTTTCCCAATCTGGTACGAAATCTATATAGTCTGGAGCTCTTTCAGGATGATCGCGAAGAAACCTAATAACTCTATGAACAAAATGCTTATCATTATATTTTGGATCGATCATAGTTTCCATATCGCGATATTGTCTATCGTTTTTATCTTTTAGATCCTTAATAATTTTATCGTTCCTATCTCTTTCATTATATTTGTTCAATTGAGCATAATAACTTTCACATGGGAACGCTGTCATCGCCACCAATCCTAAGTCTATAATAAGATGAGCCATCCCACATCACATGTTCAACAACTTCATCGTCGTTTACATAGACTTTACCTTCTTTAAGACCATTTAAAACAAATCGAGTCATACCTAAAGAATCATAGGGAACATATCTTTTAGATTTACCATTTTCCCATCTTACAATCCATTCTTGTTTTTCATTTATATCTTGCATGATTCACAACCCTCAATCATATAAGTTTCCTACTGGGTATAATTAACAACCAAGGTCTTGGCTTTCTCTTAATATCTTCTAGTGTAACTTTTAAGCAGCCTCTACGATAATAGTTACGATATCTATTCGTAATTGATATTACTGGTTGAAATGTATCTTGATTCATTCCAGCTTGTTGTTTCATCATATTTTGCACGACTCACAATCCTCTTCATTATTTACGCCAGCAGCCAATGGAGCTTCTTCATATTCACCAGCACCATCATTGGTGTTGAAATAATATAATTGTTTTCCACCATACTTATAGAACATCAAAAGATGCCCAATCATATCACTCATCGGTATCTTTTCATCTTCGTAAAACTTTGGGTTGTACGAGGTGTTAACGGATATTCCTTGATCAATGAACTTCTGAAGAACTGCACAGATTTTAAGGTATCCCTCTGGCGACTGTTGGTCCCATAGAAGATCGTACTTCTTTTTAAGCTTACGCACCTCAGGTACGACTTGCTTAAGTACACCATCCTTACTTTGTTTAACCGAAACCAAAGATCTTGGCGGTTCAATACCATTCGTTGCATTGCTAATCTGTGCTGATGTTTCTGATGGCATGAGAGCCATAAGAGTAGAATTCCTGATGCCGACACGCTGAACTTTATCGCCCAACCGAACCCAGTCCATGCGATACGCTGGCGATACGATTTCGTCCAGTTCTCTCTTGTAGGTGTGTATGGGGAACGCACCTTGGCTGTATTTTGTTTCATTACTTTTCGGACAAGCACCTTTTTCCTCTGCTAGATCAACTGATGCTTTGATAAGATAATAAGACCAACCTTCGGCGTATGCATGGAGCTTACTCAACCCATCATGGTCAATGTTTTGATAAGAAAGGTCATTACGAGCCAACCAATAAGCAAGATTGATGATACCAACGCCCAACGGACGCCTTGCGATTGTTGAGTTTCTCGCTGCTTGAACAGGATAATCCTGATAATCCAGTAGCTCATCCAAAGCACGTACAGCGAGAGTACAAGGACGCTCGAAATCTGCAGGATCACGAATCTTCCCCCAATTGATAGCAGCTAGTGTACATAGTGAAATTTCTCCATCGGGATCATTAATATCATTAAGCGGCTTGGTAGGAAGATCAATCTCACAGCAGAGGTTAGACTGATGAATAGGAGCTAGTTCCTTAATGAAGGCTCCGTGATCATTAGCGTGATCAACATTCATTAGATAGATACGACCAGTATCCTTGCGCTCTTGCATAAATGAAGAGAACAATTCTATTGCTGGGATTGACTTCTTTCTAATTGCTGGATTCTGTTCTGCTGCTTCATATAGTGATCTAAATGTATCGGTATCAATAAAAAAAGAGTCATAAAGACCAGGAACATCATTAGGGCTAAAAAGAGTAATAACGCCTCCCGAAAGAAGCCTTTCATACATGACTTTATTGAATTGAACTCCATAATCGAGACCTCTAATACGATTGTCTTCTGTACCCTTGTTGTTCTTTAGTACCAATAGATCTTCGACTTCCAGATGCCAGATAGGGTAATAAAGAGTTGCTGCACCGCCTCTGACACCGCCTTGTGAGCAGCTTTTAACCGCAGATTGAAAGTGCTTGAAGAAAGGAATAACACCAGTATGTGTAGTATCGCCAGCGCGAATAGGAGAGCCGAGAGCACGAATACGCCCAGCATTAATACCAATACCAGCTTTCTGGCTAACATACTTAACGACTGCGGAAGCAGTAGCATTAATTGAGTCAAGAGAATCATCTGCTTCGATAAGTACACACGAACTGAATTGCTTCTGAGGCGAGCGGAGACCTGCCATAATAGGAGTCGGCAGCGAAATTTCAAAATTAGATGTTGCGTCATATAAATCCTTTACCCACTTAAGGCGAGTTGCTTTTGGATAGTTACGAAATAGAACCATAGCGATAAGCATGTAACAGAACTGTGGTGTTTCGAACACCTGCCCAGTCGAGCGGTTCTTAATTAGGTATTTACCGCGAAATTGCTCCATACCAACATAAGCAATTGAAAAGTCTCGCTTGTGATCAATGTACCCATTAAGAATATTAAGATCAGAAGTAGAATACCATTCTTTAATATCCTTGTCATAATATCCTGCGCCAATAACAGCATCAATATGAGTAGAGAGATGAGGAACGTTGTAATCATTATAAACCAGCTTTCTAAGATGATAATTTACGAGACGACCAGCAACATACTGATACCCAGGAGTGTCCTCACTGATAAGATCAGCAGCCGCCTTGATCAAAGTTTCTTGAATATCACTCGATTTAATCCCGTCATAGAACTGAATTTGTGATTTTAATTCAATTTCTGACTCCGAAACAGCATTGATTCCTTCGCACGCCCAAGCTACAACTTTATGAAACTTATTTAGATCAAGGGGTTCTTTGCTACCGTTACGTTTTGTTACTTGAATATTTGACACTATATTAATCTCCTCTTGATATAAATATACTATAAATTCGTTTGAAAGTCAACTTGATTTTTTATTATGTATAATTTTTAAAACATAAGGAAAATCATCATGATACCTTTAGATCCAAAAAAAGCACAAAAGCTAGGCGAAGAATGGGGTAAGGCAGCTGCCGACTCCGTATTTGGTGTTGTTGATGTTGTTAGCAAACATAATGCTAAAAAAGCTGCAAATAAGAATGTTATCGAACACAATAAAAAGATAGCGCAGCAAAACAAAATCCTAAAAGATATGGCGATTAAAGAGCTTGAAAAAGAGCAAGAGCGAGATACACTCATGAGAATGTCTCCTGCTCAAAGAGAAGCATATCGTAAAGCTCAAAAGAACTCTTTATTACAACAAAACCAAGAAACAATAGAGCGTGAACAGCGTTACGCCATGATACAGATATCACTTGGATTATTTATAGGGGTGCCTTTGGTCGTTTATGTGTTCTTATTCATATTGGTTGCTATATTTGCAGGTACAGATAGAACATCATACAGACAATTAGCACCTATTGTTCCTGGTACACAAGCAGTGTTTGGAAAATACTAATGGCAGACCACGATTATGATTCACATTCATGGTTAGTTGGATTCGAAAAGAAAAACGAAAATCAGAAAATTGAAGTGATAATAGAACGACTAAAGTATCTTGAAAATTTAGTTGGCACTATTTCCGTTATTTTATTGGGTAGTATATGTTTATTTGTTGTGTTAATGGCTATGACAGTCGTGACAGGAAAAATAGATTTAGGTATATTATCTTTAATGAAATAAGGAGCAATTATGATTAAAAAATTAGAAAACGATTCAAAATTTAATAGATTTGATCTTGATAAGGATGGCACAGTGTCTGATGAAGAATTGAAAAAAGTCGAAGAAATGATTGAGTTTGAGAATAAAGATGCCAAAGAAGATCAGCTGAGAAAGATGGCATGGACTGCTATGATCAGCATGGTTATCTTTACAGCTTTTCTTTTCTTACCGTTTATCCCAACTGAAAGAATCATTGCTCTCGCAAGCGTACTTCAGATGTTCTACATCGCTCAGGCTGGCGTTGTCGCAACATTCTTTGGTGCTACTGCTTACGTAAGCAAGTGATACAATTAAGGAGTTGGTTTTTTGACCAACTCCTTTTTGCTCTTATCATACCAAAATTGGCTACTAGCACGAAGCTTTTCGGCGCTAACTCTAACATGCTCCATCAAAGCAATTGCCATAATAGCTTGCGATTTTCTCCAAGCCTTGTCTTCCTGTACAACCATATTCTCGACAAGTTCTATAGCTAAATCAAGGTATGGACAAACATGCTCTGGAACTACAGGTTTCTTGATAGTCGTCATAGGTCAAGTGCATCCTTAAGCGATGGAAACTGCTCTGTAATCTGATACCAAGCATCAAGAGCAATTTCACGATGCTCCTTCTGAGTTTCAATACCAGACCTCAGCTGGCAATAATGAATCCAAGAACGAAGACTGCCAGCCATATACATCCGGCTAAGAATAAGTCCTTCAGGTAGTACTGCACGTGCTTGCTCCTTCGCTATACCGTGTTCTATTGCCCAGTTGTATGCGGCGGTTGCAGCATCAGTAGTATTTTTTTGATAGGCAGCCCAAGTTTCTTTAAGATTTCTTTTTTCATATATCACAGACTCTTTCGTAATACAGCTGTCCCGATCATAATGACGCTCATACACAGGAAAGTCATAGGTTACATCGTCTTCAATCTCAACCGAGTTCTGGCGATTCTTTGTATCTTGCAAACGTGCTTCACGAGTGACGAACCCCATATCTTTGGTTGGATCCGCATAGCGTTGACTAAACTCCTGAAAGGTAAAGGAACGGTGACGAAGAATCTGTCGACCAATGTCTCGGGTGGTGTTGATTTCCATAACCACATTAACCATCTCAAATGGCGACCAATGCTTATGCTTTGCAAGATAACGGAGCAGCTTTGGTGCAGTTAGTGTGTTGTTCTGATTGCCTGGATTACTTACACGAGCAACATAGGCAATAAACTCGTCGACAGTCATGTTTGGTGAAATAGGGAAACTAATCCCAGTATTACCATAAGAACTAACGATTGGTTGCGTAACGGCAATAATTCTAGCATTATTCATATTATAAACCTCACTTCTTTGTTGCGTTAACTTTTCTTACACTATGGCTTATTCCACAGTATTGTGTACACTTTGACATTTTTTCTCTTAGGGCATCATTATTATACCAAAACCTACGTAGGTCACCTTTTTTAGTTATCTTCTGACCTGGGAATCCAGTTGAGAAACACAATCTAGCGACTCCGTCCATATCAACCATAATATTTCTATCGAACGAATTACATATCAATTCTTCAGTACCTCTTCCTTGCCATCCCTTAATAGCATCGCCGTTTTTATGTACGCTGTCATGATACATCCTAACGGTTTCTATCCACTCAGGGTCGAGGTTTAACTTATACTTTTCGCTGCATTGATTTAAAATTTCAAATAATCCTGCGTGGTCTTTAATTACATTCTTGGTGTAGAATTTATC